CTTGGGTCTGCATATCTTTTATCTGGTCAGCTTCCATGCTTTTCATTGCAGAATCAGCAGCTAAATCATCTTTGTGCATAGCAATTCGTTCAGCAGAAGCGATCTTTTCTTGTTCTAATGCTTGTTGATTCTGAGCTTTAAGCTGTGCCAACTGCATTTCGTTACTAGCTTTCATCTGAGCGTTCTGTTGATCGGCAGCTAACTTTTGCTGTCCTAACTGAACATCTGCCACCTGTTTTTGCTGCGCTCGTTGATCTTCTCCAGCTTGACGTTGTTGTTCTGCTTGCATTTTAATCATTTCTGGATCAGGTTTAGGTGGCTGTTGGCTAGTGTCTTTAAGAGACTCTAGCGCATCATCTATCTGACCTTCTAACTGTCTACCTGTTCTAAATCCACGAACGCCGTATAAAAGAAGCTCACCAGCGACAGCGTGTAACTGAGGCGGTAATAGTATAGCTTTCTCCATGTAAGTGCCAACAGCAGTCAAAAACTCCATCCGATCTTGTTTTTCTTGCTGTTCATCTATTTCAATTAATGAATTAGAGCTAACCTCAATCCTGAAGTTATTTAGTACATTATTCTTTAATAATTCTAATGCTGGTTGAATAAGCTGTTTATCTTCATCAGAAAACTGTTCTGCACCAGAAATCATTAAGATTGTTTCTGGCTGGTAATGATTACAGATAATCTGTGCTTTAATCTTCAATAAATGAGTCGCAAAAGTTGAAACTGCGTTCTGCATATATTTTAATCGTTTTGAGGCAAATTGACCCTTCATCTGCTGTGCGCCAAGCGTCTCATTAGGATTACTTGAGCCGCGCAATATATCAGAAATGCCCATTATCTCAAATACAGCTTGTTTGGCCTGATCTCTTGCCATATATGCTGCATTTAATGCACCAACTACCTCGCTAAGTGGCAACCAATCTATTACTCCTTTAATTCCACCCTTTTCTGCGAACATCATCCAATTATCTACAGGAATTAGTTCAGTATTAACACCTTCCTTCAACATCCGTTTAACACCTGTTTGCGTAGAATCGTAAACACCAATAACTTTGATAGAATCTGCTAAACCATTAATCCTATCGGTAAGTGTGTCTAATTCTTTAGCTAAATCTTGATATAAAGCATAATCAGGTACAGGTATTAGTGAATCTGTTGTAGTGGTCGCATATAGCGGTTTAGGGCATGGAAAGAATCCATCTAACCCAAGTATATCTTCTTGAACGTCTAGAGCCTTCTGGTGCGATTTAGACAGCCATACGCAGCGTTTTTCCTTCTTATCCCAAAGCTCATAGATATTAGCCTTCATTTTAGCTAATTCTTCAGGACTAGCCGTATCAACATCTTGTGAGCTAGTTTTCATATCTAACGGAATCTGCTCACCTATTTCTTCACCAAATCTTTCGACCAACTCCTCACGAGTCATTGGTACAATGCGCCAAACTGTATTAACTTCTTCCCAAGTTCTCGCTACATTATGTCCAAAATCTCGCCATGCAACATAATCACAAGGAGAACACTCGTAATCTATAACTGGATAAGTCTTTGGAGTATCTTCAGATATTTGAGTGCCTTCTTCTCCATCCATTGGTTGTTCAGGCATCTCTACGTCTTTCATCACGGGCATATAGCGAACCCATGAGATTCCTCTGCCAGCCAGTAAACGATCTTCTACAGAATTTCGTACCGCGTTCTCATAATCTGAATAAGCCTCTACTTCATATTCAAGGGCGCGTTCTAATATCATCGAAGCTACTCGACCCACTGGGTCTTTATCTTTATAGCGGCGAGATACTTCAGGCTGTGGCAGTCGAGCAAAGACGTTAGGTATCATCGTCTGAATGTTTGACCAGAGAATATTATATCGAGCTTCGTTCTGTCGACTATTTTGATCTAGTCCACCGCGCTCATCCCTGTATCTTTTGATAATAACTTTAGCTCTTGTTTCCCAATCCTCAAATTTCTTGTCATATAAATCTATTTCAAGAAAATAAGAGTTTTTGAGCGAAATAAGATCGCTGCCATCACTACCCTTGACTGCTTCGTTTAATTCTTCCATTAGCTAACAATAAAACTAATATCACCAGCACCAGTAACCGTAGCATATACACCATTAGCGTAAGAAGCAGGAAACGCATACCAAGTAGCCGCTACCGTTTGTACAGTATTTAGTAGTACTGTTCCACTTCCAGCAGAAGCGTTATCCCATAACTTTACTGTGGGAGTGCCTGACGCAACAAAAAAGCCCAGCATCTTGCCATTCATTCCTTTTACTACACCTGTTTCCGTAACTCGCTTAACACCACCTGCTTCGTTAATCATATCCTAGCCCTTCCCTTTTTGTTATCTTCCCAAATTTCGTTCAAAGTGATTTCATGTATAGTTTTCATAGGCGGCGGTTTCAATACAGGCTGTGTTTGTTTCATTACCAAACAACCGTATGAAAATCCATCACCATCATGCGAAGCCCAATCATGTTTAGGGTCTGAAGAAAATGTCTTTAGTTCTTCATTATATTCGTATGACCAAGCCCGTAAACCATTTAATCCTTTCTCACAGGCAATTTCATTAAATTCTACTTGCTTAATTAAGGTACGAGCAGCGTTGATTCTATCAGTTTTCTTAGAATTAGGTGTTATTGCTACCTTTCCTGCACCAAATCCCTTAATAAATATCTCAAGCGCAGAGTTTTTAGCAGCAAATGTCTTTGCCCTTGCATCATGCGGAAGCCATATCTTGCCGAGCTTTCTTTTTCCTATTTTCTTTTTTAATCTATCAACCCATGCCTCTGCATCTATACCCCAACCACCGTCATAGTCTATGATAGAGTAGCCGCCCATTTTTGGCTGCCAAAACCACCATGTACTAGAATCTCTGCGTCCAATATCAGCAGATATTTCAAGTGGTGAGCCTTCAGGGTCATATTTCACATCATTTATGCGCCCTTCTCGATCAGCAGTACTTAATGCGCCCGATAATATAGCACCGAGGTTTGCAGCATCAAATGCACATAAATATTCTTGTTCAAACTTAGCTCTGCCGTATTCTTCACCAAAATCGTTTTGATAGCTTTGTAATTCGATAGCTAACTGTTCTTTACTAAAAACATCTGTGTCTCTAGCAGATAATATCTGAGCAAATGCAGCAGGGTCTTTTAATGCAGCTTTGTAAGTAGTATAAGCATGATTTCTCCCTCTAGCAGAGGTTACAAATGCTTGCCAACCGTTATTTTCAGCTAAAATCGGTCTTAAATAAGCTCTTGCGCTCGGATTAGCTAATGCCCACTCGGAATAAACGATTCCAGCAGGACTTGAGCCAACTAACGAATCAAATCTATCTGATCCAACTACCTGCCAAGTGCTGCCGTTAATAAACTCAATCGTCATTTCATGTTCGCGTGTAGCCTTTCTTAATTCTTTTGGGAAAGCCTCATCAATACGTTTTTTACCCGTATGTGGGTTAACTGCGTTCCAAATTGCTTTTCTAGCTTGTGAATACTCTGGAAGCATATACCAGTAATTTGCTACACGCTTAAATGCAGCCATAGCGCACCAATTTAGGAATAAATCATCCTTCCCTGCGCGTCTATGCCAGATTAATTCAGAATGTTTGCCACCTTCCTGTAAGTATTTCCAAGCAGGTAGCTGATAGTCTCTAGGTTGCCAGTTATTTGGCAGTCTTATTTTCATTAGGCGGTTCGTTTAGCTTTTTATTAACTTGGTCTAGTTCTAAATCTTCTAGCCGAGTAGTCAACCAATTAGCTTTTTTGTACATTAAATGCGTTCTTCTGCTTTGCAAATAAGGTAAATCTTTAATCATCGCCAAATTTTACTAATTCTATAACAATATCTAAATCTTGCTTCATATCTATTTTTTCAACGTGTAATCCAGCAGCTTTGCCTCTAACTGTCTCAGCTTGTATGGCAGATGACCACTTTTCATCATTAGTTGCCTTTTCTCTCAATATTAGCAAGTCATTTAAGTGCTTATCTAGCGTTAGACTTACTTTATCTACGGAAGGCTGTCTAAGTTTTTTTATTCTTGCTTGAACCCTTCTGTCAATAATTAATCGAGATGCGTTACTCCAAATAGTCTCATCTTTCATTTTTTCGGCACTATAAGCTAATCTATAAGCATCAGCCTGATTACTGCCTTTAACTATAGCTTGAGCAAATGATTCTTGTTTGGTTGTTAATTCTTTCATACGTGCCTTTTTACGCATTATTTAGCTGCTATTTCCACCTGCGGAACAAATAAGTTATATTCGTGTCCGAAATCTACACCGTAAATAGTATCTCCACCGTTAGCGAAAATCTTAGTTACTTTGCCTGACCCATACAATTGATGAACTACTTCATCTTTTTCCTGAAAT